CAATTTGATGGTGTAAATGTTACATTAGCAAGTAATGCTACAAGCACAGAAACAGGGGGCGGTTTATTATGTACAATCGGACCCATTAATGATAGAGCTTAATTATGGCATATACATACGCAACACTTACAACAGCAATTAGGGACTACACAGAAGTAGATGACTCGGTTTTTACTCAAGCTATTATAGATGATTTTATTATGTCGGCTGAACATAGAATTAATATTGATTTACCTATGGATTCCGATAGATTTGTAGACGAAGGGACAATGGCGGCTAATGTAAATAATATAAGAGTCCCCGGAGGAGCTTTATTTATAAGAGGTGTAGAAGTATTTAATGTAGCTAACTCTACTGAAGCAGGTACTTGGTTAGAAAAAAAAGATCAAACTTATCTATCAGAATATATAGGAAGAGAAACAGGTCCAGAAGGGGATTTAACTGGTCAAGATGTTACTGGAAAACCTAAGTATTATGCTATGTTTGGTGGAGCAACAGGATTAACTGATACTACTTCAGGATCAATTTATTTAGCACCTACGCCAGATGTTAATTATATCTTTAGAATATACTATAACAAGCAAACAGATGGGTTATCAGCAACCAATACAACAACTTATGTAAGTCAATATTTTCCACAAGGACTATTATATGCTTGTTTGGTAGAAGCATTTGGATTTTTAAAAGGTCCTATGGAGATGTTGACATTGTATGAGAATAAGTATAAAACTTCAATACAACAGTTCGCAGGAATGCAACTGGGGAGAAGAAGAAGAGACGATTACACTGACGGAACAGTTAGGATACAAGTCAAATCACCTTCACCGTAAATAAATTAGGAGATAAAATTATGGCAATAACATCAGCAGTTTGTAATACTTTTAAAACAGAAGCTTTAAGAGCGATACACAATTTTACACAAGGTGGAAACGAGTTTAAACTTGCATTGTATACAAGTTCAGCAACATTAAATAAATCAACTACGGCGTATACTTCTTCAAATGAAGTAGCTAACGGTAATGGTTATACTACTAAAGGAATCGCACTTACAAACGTAACACCAGCTTTATCAGGTGATACTGCATGTTGTGATTTTGCAAACGTATCTTTTACATCAGCTTCATTTACAGCTAACGGTTGTTTAATTTTTAATGAAACTGCATCAGGTGATCCATCAGTTTGTGCAATTGCATTTGGTGGAGATAAAACTGTAACAAGTGGAACTTTCACAATAGAATTTCCAGCAGCAGACGCATCTAACGCAATCCTTCGTATAGCATAGGGAGTTACTCCTTATGTCGGTAATCAGAACCTTTACAGTAACTGTAAGTAATCCTGGCTCTGGTAATAGATATTATATAGATTCCGTTTTACAAGAAACTGTAAATCTTGCCGAACAATTTACTTATAAGTTTGATCAATCAGATAGCTCTAATAGTGGTCACCCACTTAAATTTTCTACAACAAGTAATGGAACACACGGTGGCGGTTCAGAGTATACAACAGGTGTAACTTATAATGGTACGCCCGGAAATGCTGGAGCTTACACACAAATTACAGTTGCAAATTCTGCACCACAACTTTATTATTATTGTCAGTATCACTCGGGAATGGGTGGGCAGGCAAATACTGTAGATTCAAATTCATGGAGTCTTCTTACATGGGGATTAAATAATTGGGGTGAACAAGGTGAACTTATTACAACTCCTACAGGGCTTTCAACTACATCTGCAATTGGTTCACTTACAACTGAAATTGTAGAAAGTGTAGGTTGGGGTTCTGACTCTTGGGGTATAGAAAACTGGGGTGCCTCTGGTTTATTAGTACCATTAACAGGATTATCAACCACATCATCTGTTGGATCAATTTCACCAATTCAAGAAACAGTTGGGTTAATAGGAGTATCAGCTACATCGTCTGTCGGTTCGCCAACTGCAAGATCTGATGTTTCATCAACTTTAACAGGAGTATTGGCTACATCAAATTTTGGTGCAATTTCACCTGCGTTACTTCAAACAGTAAGTTTAACAGGACTTGCAATAACTTCTTCTGAAGGATCTATTTCACCTATATCAGATGAAGAAGTAGGGCTAACAGGTCAATCGGCAACTGTTACTTTAGGAGGTTTAATTATTTTTGCAGGAAGTACGTTAACACCTGCTGGAGTTATTGCAACTTCTGCTCTTGGTTCATTAGAGGTAACTTCAAATCCTTTACCGTTTACATTAACCGGAGTTTCAGCAACTTCTGCAGTAGGTTCAGTTTCACCTACTGATGCAATAGGATTAACAGGTGTTTTGGCAACTTCCGCAGTAGGGTCCTTAACAAGTGACATTGGACAGATTTTAACTGGAGTATCAGCAACTTCTTCTGTAGGATCTGTACTTGCAGGAATAGGGGTTTCATTAACAGGGGTTTCAACAACATCATCTGTAGGTGCAGTTTCACCTAGCGATGTAATGGGATTAACAGGGGTAGAAGCCGTAACTAGTGTTGGTAGTGTAGGAACTCTAGGGTATAAACGTATTACAGCAACACAAAGTGCGGGTTACACAACTGTAACTCATGCTTAAAAACCGTTGACTTTATGAATATAAGTAATATAAATTAAACATCTAATTAGGAGAACAAAATTATGGCATCCACTTATACAAACCTTGGTATAGAGCTAATGGCAACCGGCGAAAATGCTGGTACTTGGGGAACAAAAACTAACGCTAACTTAAATCTTGCAGAACAATTGCTAGGTGGTTTTAAAATTCAAACTTTAAATGCAGCAGGCACAGGGGCTAACACTACAGCTTTAGCTGTAGATGATGGTGCATTAACAGGTGCTGCTCAAAACAGAGTTATTATCCTCGGTGCAGTTTCACCACAAGCAATTACAGGAAACAAAATTGTAACATTTCCTCTTCTTACAGAAACATTTTATTTTATTAAAAACAGTACATCAGGTGCATACACAGTACAGTTAAAAGCAGTTTCAGGTTCAGGTGCAACAGTTACTTTTTCAGCAACTGACAAAGGATATAAAGCTATATACCTTGATGGTGTTGCAACTAACACTGGAGTTATTGAAATACCACTATCTACCGCTGATGCTGTTACTCTTACTGGAACACAAACTTTAACAAACAAAACCTTAACTAGTCCTGTTATAAACACACCTACAACAACAAGTCCTAAAATTGTAACTAATATTTTAGATAGTGGTGGAAATGAATTATTTGTTTTGACAGCTACGGGATCAGCAGTAAACGAATTAACTTACAATAATGCGTCTACAGGTAATAACCCTACTTTTACAGCGTCTGGTGGGGATACTAACATAGGTGTATCTATCTTACCTAAAGGAAGTGGAAAAATAACATTAGACAATTTAACTTTACCTGCAGCCGACGGTTCAGCAGATCAAATTTTAACTACCAATGGTTCAGGTCAATTATCTTTTGTAGATAATTCTGGTGGAACTGATTGGCAAGCAGTTAAAACAAGTAACTATACAGCAGTCGCTGGTCAAGGTATTTTTGCAAATACAGCAGGTGGAGCTTTTACAGTAACACTTCCAAGTTCACCATCAATCGGTGATGAAGTAACTATTGTTGATTATGGAGGAACTTTTGATACAGCTAATCTTACAGTTGGCCGTAATAGTCAACCCATACAAGGTTCAGCAGCAGATTTAACAGTAGCAACAGAAAGAGCCGGCTTTACGTTAGCCTACACAGATGGAACTCAAGGTTGGCTTCTAAAAAATAATTAAGGAGTTAAATGAGTATATTTAGAACTATTAGAGGAATGGCCATTAGGTCTTACGCAGGTGATCCAGCTAATCCTATTACAGGACAGATTTGGTATAATTCAGTTTTACAAAAATTAAGAGCTAGAAATAATTCAGCTACCGTAACAATTACAACGTCCACTTAAAATTATGACTACTTATAAAGAAGTATCTGGAAAATATGTAAGATCAGTATCAAGTGATCCTCCTGCAGCTTTAGGTGAAGGTGAAATTTGGTATAATACAAGTAGTAATACTTTTAAAACAGTTGGTCAAGTATCTGCTTGGTCTAGTGGTGGGGCTTTACCAGCAACTGCACCTGAAACAGTGTGTACTGGACAACAAACTGCAGCTTTAAGTATAGGAGCAGAAGTTCCATCAAGTGGAATTACACAAGAATATAATGGATCGTCTTGGACAACAGGTGGTCCTTTAAGCAGTGCTAGATATGGAGGAGGTGCTTCAGGAACTCAAACTTCTGCATTATATTTTACTGGAACAACTTATTCAGGATCATTTACTACAGCAACAGAATCATATAATGGTTCATCTTGGACTAATGCAAATGCAGTTAACAATCAAGGTTTTATGGTAGGTGGTTTTGGTACACAGGGTGCTGCAGTATTAGCTGGAGGAAGACCTGGAGGTCCTGGAACAGCAAATAATAGAACTGAAGATTGGGATGGTTCAAATTGGACAAATGGAAACACAATGCCTAATGCAAGATCAAATTCAGGAACAGCAGGAACTCAGACTGCTGGAATGATTGTTGGAGGAAGTGCTGATTCTTATAATTATTATGCTAGTACTTTAGAATATAATGGTTCTAGTTGGACAAGTGTTCCTGGTACAATATCACCAGCTCGTAGAGTACAAAGAGGACAAGTTGGTTCTCAAACTTCTGCATTAGCTTTTGGTGGTTATAGTGGTTCTGGAGGAGGTGCTAATGCTTATAATTTAAATGAATCATATGATGGCACAAGTTGGACTACAGCTCCTACTATGGCAAATAAAAGATCCTCTCATGGTGGAACAGGTGCAAGTAATGCTGATGGTTTAGCAGTAGGTGGATACAATGGCGGAAGTCAAATAACAGCAACAGAAGAATTTACTATAGGATTTACAGTGCAAACTGTATCTACAAGTTGATAATGAGTAAAATTAAAAGTATAATAACAAAGGAGTAAAAATTATGTCACTATTTATATACGGAACAGCTACAAACACAGGTAAAGATTTTTTTACCTATCAAGATAGATTAGACTTCTATCTTTCGGCACACCCAGGAAATGTATGGGTTGTTGGAAATAATGAAAAAGGAGCTGTTTGGTTAGCTAATAAAAATGGTATTACAAAAACAAAATCAGAAGCACAAGCTGTTGTTGATGCAGCAATAACTGCAGCACAAGAAGCATGGGATGCATCAACTGATGAAGAAAAATTAAGAATTGATAGACCAACAGATATAACATTACCTTAGGAATTTATAATGTCAGACTACAACGTAATTGCAGGATTAAAAATAAAATACTTATCTTCAGATCCTTCAAACCCAGAATCTGGTCAGGTATGGTATAATAGTACTACAAACAAATTACGTGCTGCAGGTATTCTAGGAACTGGTGCATGGTCATCAGGTGGAAATTTAAATACTGGACGAACAGGTAACGCAGGTTTTGGAACTCAAACTGCTGCTGTAAGTG